ATATCAAGTGTTCCCCGCCGACGAGTTAACAAGGCAAAAAGGACACTGCCTGTCTATGCAAGTTGTCGACATAGCTGATAGGTGGTACAACAAGGTAACGCCGCTTTACTACGACAAGGCGGATGTCAATCTTTACCTCGCAGCTTGTGGAGTGAGGGTTCCGTTGACTTTCCCCGCAAACGAAGTCTTTCTCCGTCCCAATAGCCGCTCGGCGGGAAGCCGTGGTTGTCAGCAATCGCTTGGCTTTTGCGTGACTGAGTACATTCCCATAAGGTCTGAGTATGTAGTTGATTGTCTCGTTGACCCCGAGGATAGGAGTGTTCGCACACTTTGGGGGCGCGAGGTGAAGATAAAGAACGGCTACGACAAGTATGTCCGTTTCCTTGATGCAGATGAGGAGGCCGTAAAATACGCCAACGACTTGATTGACGCTACGGCTGGTCACGGCCTGTTTTCCGGTATCTTCCACCTGCAACTGCTGCGGTCAGATGATGACGGCAAGATTTACTTCATCGAGGCGAGCAAAAGGATTTCTGGGACAAGTTTCGTAAATGTCCCGTATGGTTTCTCCCCTTTCCACTTCATCAACGGTTATCGTATGTCGAAATCTAAGACAGACACCAACAAGTGGCATAGAGTATATGACCTGTTCGGAGATATAGTCAGAGATGGTTTGGTTTAACTTCATACGCTATTCGCTTTCCCTCTTCGCGTTGCTGGTGCTCCCATGCACTCAGCCTGCTTTAGGTGTCATTGCTGCACTGCTTATTCTTCTTCTCAATAACTTTCTTTATGATGTCGTATTCGCAAGGAGTTACAGGCATTTGATGTATAGCCTTATGAACAAGACCGGATTCAGTTTCTGGATGGGCAAATCGTATAGAGTTATTAACAAAATATCAGAGTTTCTATGTCTAAAATAATCAACAAGACACAGTATGTCGCAAACGACGGCAGCAGAATATCTATCGTCTATCGCGGGCTTGGAGATCTAAGACCCACGGAGTACAACCCAAAAGGAATGACCCCGAAGGAGGAGAACGACTTGACAGAGAGCATCAAGAAGTATGGTCTCACTGACCCCCTCATAATCAACACCTTTGAAGGCAGGGAAGGCATCATCATTGGTGGACATCAGAGATACCGCATAGCGAAAGATCTCGGCATTACGGAGGTGCCCTGCATAGAGAAGTATCTGAACGAGGACGACGAGAAGGAACTGAACCTGCGTCTGACGAAGAACACCGGCCACATTGAGGAGGCGTTGCTCTCCATCAACTTCGAGAGGGACTTGCTTGAAAGGGTAGGTTTCAGCATAGAGGACATAGGAGAGGTCGCGAGTGAGTTCGAGCAGCAGTTTAATGCGATTGACAACGCGAGTTGTGTCTATCCCATTGTTCCGAAGTTCAACGAGAAATACGACTGCGCTATCATCATAAGCAAGAACGAGACGGACACTGCCTTTATGGAGACTGTTCTCGGCATATCAAAGGCGCAGTCCTACAAGAACCAACGCACCGGGAAGGCTATGGTCATTGATGTCGAACAGTTAAGACAGAAATGGGAGGCAAGGTGAGATGGCTGTAGTGATTGATGTGGTCGTCCCTTCTATGTCAAGGGCTGAGAGAGTTCTCACAAAGGATGCAGTTGCAAACATTATCCTGTGCGTGCCGGAGTCTCAATTAGCTGATTACCAACTATACAACCCCGGAGTTAAGATAGAGACCCACCCGGACTCCATCAAGGGGATAGCACTGAAACGCCAATGGATTATAGAGCATCACATGAATGTCTTTATGATTGACGATGACATCACCCATATCGGGAATGTCTATTCGGAGAAAGGCGAGAAAAGCAAATACGACAAGGATGAGGCGTATGACATTATCCAGTATGTCGGTAACTGCGCCAAGTTGGCTGGAGCCTACCTGTTCGGGCTGTCTACGCAGCCCAATCCCCTCACCTATCTTGAGATGTCTCCGATAAAGTTGACCGGAAATCTCCATGGAGATATAGGAGTGCTTGAAGGCAGCAAACTATACTTCCACGCAAAGAGCGGTTGTGCAGACGACTACTGGATTAGTGCCTACAACGCCTACCTTTATCGGTATATGTGGCAGGACACAAGGTTCCATGCCTATGGGAAGGACACGTTCTCCAACACTGGCGGATGCGCCAATGTCCGTACTACGGAGAGCGAGAAGGAAAACACTCTCTTCCTGCGGAAGATGTTCGGGGAGGCAATCACATTGAAAGGAGATACCAAGTTGGCCAAGCGAAAGTTGGAGAGTCAGCGGACTTTGAAAATTCCTTTCTAAATGGCTGATATTGCGTCGTTTATATGATAAAACCCTTTTAACTCTCAAATAAAATTCGTATATTTATAGAAGTAAACGATTAAAACACAGCAAATTATGGAACAGATTCTAACAAAGGTTCATCATTATGATTTCTTCGAGGTTGCTTCTGCTTTTCAGAAGTCGATACGGAGGGGTCTTGAGGGTGACGCTATGTATTGGGCTGTAGAGCTCTATGAAAGCGGGTATAGCCGATACTGCTGGAAAAGGATGATTGTAATTGCAAGCGAAGATGTAGGTCTCGGAGATCCAGATGTCATCTGTCAGCTGATGTCGCTCAAAGCCAGTTATGATTATCTGTCTTCATTGAAAGAGAAGGCCCTCCCGGAGCGGCTTCCTTTCACGCATGCAGTCATTCTGCTTGCAAGGGCAAAGAAGTCAAGGTATGTAGACCACGCGATTACGGTGTATTGGGGCGGTCACAATGAAGAAATCAAGCAGATGCCTGACTATGTGTTCGATAAGCACACACGGAAGGGCAAGGCGATTGGCAGAGGGCTCAAATTCTTCTACACAGATAGTTGCAAAATCTGCAACGCCAACAAGTTGTCTGGCGAGGAGGAGCTTGAGAAGATGGCGTGGTCTATCGATAATGTGAATGGCATTGAGCGCAAAGACGAAGATGCTCCTGTTACTGACAGCCAACCCAAAGCGAACGATTATCCTACATTGTTTTGAAAAAATATCGATATGGAGAACGGAAGTAAAGAACAAAGCCAAAGGCTCACGCCGAAACAAAAGAAGTTCCTTGAGATATTCAACACCAAGACGGCCGCGAATATCTCTGCGACCTGCTCTGCGATGAAAATCAGCAGGCAGGCATACTACAAGTGGATGACCGCCGAGCCTTTCAGACGGGCTATTGAAGACGCGCAGGAGAAGCTCATAGACATGGCGGAGACCAAACTGCAACAGAATATTATGGAAGGCAAGGAGAGTTCCATTTTCTTCTTCCTCAAAACCAAAGGCAAGAAGCGCGGCTACATTGAGACCGTCGAGCAGAATGTAAAGGTAAATCCGTTTGAGGCGTTGTTGAAGTCTCTGCCGGATGAAGAATAAAGTATAGGTGAATAGCGACGACAAGGCGGCATACCACCTGCGTTCTTGGAGAAATGACTGGAACAGGTTTGTATATGATGTTCTTAAAGCAAGGCTCGACAAGGAGCAGCAGGACATCATTTCGTCCGTGCAATTCAATCCTATGACTACAGTAGCGTCTGGGACTGCGAGAGGGAAGGACTTTGTTTCCGCCTGTGCCTGTTTGTGCTTTCTCTATCTCACTCCTCGTTGGAATAATGACGGCATACTTGTCAAGAACACGAAGGTCGCTATGACAGCTCCCACTGGGAGGCAGGTGAGAAACATTATGACTCCCGAAGTGAGGAGGCTGTTCAAGGCTGCCGGATTTCTTCCCGGTAGACTTGTGGCAGATGACATTCGCACCGGCTATGAAGAGTGGTTTCTGACTGGCTTCAAGGCAGGAGACGACAATACCGAGGCGTGGTCTGGCTTTCATGCGTCAAATGTGATGTTCTCTGTTACGGAGGCATCCGGTATATCGCAAACGGTCTTCAACGCCATAGAGGGTAACCTGCAAGGGAACTCGCGGTTATTGTTGGTATTCAACCCCAATGTGTTGAGCGGTTATGCCGCAGAATCGATGAAGTCAGCCCGTTTTTCCAAATTCCGCCTTTCCTCGCTCAATGCGGAGAATGTTGTCTCAAGAAAAGTTGTGATTCCGGGCCAGGTTGACTACGATTGGGTTGCTGACAAGGTTCAGATATGGTGCAGTAAGGTTAATGAAGGCGAATTCAATGAGGGCGAAGGCGATTTCTCTTGGGAAGGCGGTCTGTATCGTCCCAATGACCTGTTCCGTGTCAAGGTGCTCGGGATGTTCCCGAAGGTGTCTTCCGACTGTCTGATTCCTTATGAATGGATTTCTCTTGCCAACGACAGGTGGCGTGCCTATGTCGAAGAGAACGGACAAGGAAAAGTTCCCGACGAGCCTCTCTGCCTTGGTGTCGATGTTGCCGGAATGGGACGCGACTCGTCTGTCCTGTGTCCACGGTTCGGCAATTTCGTCAAGGAGTTCATATTACATCAATCTGGCGGAAAGGCTGACCATATGCAGGTTGCCGGAATGGTCAAGCACGCTCTCGCCACAGCGACTTCGGCAAAACCAAAGGCGTTCATAGATACTATCGGCGAAGGGGCCGGAGTTTACTCAAGACTTGCCGAACTCGGAATAACCGGTGCTATTTCCTGTAAATTCTCTGAATCTGCGAAAGGCTATGCCGATGAGACCGGACAATATGTTTTCGCAAATATGCGCGCCTATCTCCACTGGTGCGTGCGGGATTGGCTCGACCCTGCCAATAGGCACGGAGCGATGCTTCCGCCGGATGATATGTTCACCCAGGAGGCCACCTCAATAAAGTGGAAATTCCAAAGCAGCGGCGCTATCATCATAGAGCCAAAGGACGACATCAAGAAGCGTATCGGACGAAGCCCCGACCTTTTCGATGCTCTCGCCAACACGTTCTATCCT